GTGTGTCGGATAATACCTAATATTTGGTCTTTTGTAGGTTTAATTTTCATACATCTAAATATAATATAAGTTGAGAAAAGTCCAAACTTATTTAAAATTCTTCAAAATTAGGGTGAATGAAGTAAATACCAGCAGGTACACTGACTACTCCATTCATTGTATTCCAACTGCAAGGTTCATCAAATACCATTGGTTCATAAGTCGCGTATATTGAACCATTTATAATTTGACATTCTTCTAATGTTGATTCATTGAATTTCATTGAAAAATGAGGTAAAGCAGGGTCTAACCATACTTCCTTTAAATCGTCTACTGAGTTTAATTTTACGTAATGCATATTATTGAGGTGTTAAATACATCCAAAGTGCAAATAATCCATTAGTTCCGTCACCATTATAAGTAGTAAAACCAGCAGCACTGGCTGTAACATTTAAATTATTAGCAAAGCTACCACTAAAGAAAGGTACCCAAGTTGCGGCATTGCTTATACCCCTTAGATATGAAGCACTTTGGTAAGGTTGAGTTGAAACAGGGAATAATGCTGTATAATTGTTTGCACCTGCTTGTAAATAATAAGGTCTATTTCTATTAACCCCAATCATACCATAATAATTGTTTTGGAACCTTGGCCAGTAAAATGATGACCAACTTGATGAAAATTCAGCTGAAGCTGTATGTAATCGAGTCCAAGTAGTTATTTGTGCTGTACTACCATCACCCCTTGAATAAGTTTGGTTACCTGTATGACATACATGACTTTCAGTTGTAATAACTTTACCAAAATTAACACCACTAAATACTTTATTAACTGTAAAACCAGCTACTGAAATAGCGTTACCAAATGAATTTCTTTGAGTGGTGCTACCATCACCTAATTGGTAGTTAGTATTTACACCAGTTCCAAAAAATGCCCCACCTGATACTAAGTAAGTATTATTAGGACCTGCATTCATATCAGTCCATATACTACCTGTTTTACCAAATGGTTCAGCCCTGTTAGCAGTTTGACCAGCCTGTGTATTCATACCAGTTTTACCATTGGTATTAGCACCTGATATCCATACTGAACCTGATGCTTTGGAAGAACCTGACATAAATAAAGTATGGTTTTGACCCATTTCTACTCTAACCCATCCTTGGTTTGGGGAAATTTGTCTCCAAGTTCCAAAGTTTGAGTAACTTAAACTACCCGAACCAAACTCACCATCACTTGGTGCACCAGTACCATATAAATAACCATTGTTAATACCAACAACAGCTAACTGACCCATTGCAATATCAGTCCAACTTGCTGTTGGTGTAACTAATATTACTTTATCTAATCTACCATTTACAAAACCAACTGAGGTTCTACCAGTGTAAGTATAGTTTGTACCTGCTGAATATAATTCACCACTTGAAGATAAGCAAAATACTGTAGTTGCGTTACCTACAATTTTAGTCCACACACTTGCTGATGAAGCACCTGTACCGTAATTTGGTCTAACAAACCAACTTGGATGTGAACCACTTGCACCATTTACACCCCAAATTGAGGTATTTGTACCATCATAAGTGTTAGCGTTGGGTGCACCTGAGTTTGCTATTAAACCACCTGTTGGGTAAACAGTTGGTGCGGGGGTAGGTGAACCACCCCCAACACCAATCTGTCCTAAACCTGCTATTGCTGAAGCTTCTATTCCGTTTATTTTCGCCATAATATTATAATTGTATCCAAGTGAAATCAGGGTTAAAATATACTTGTCTGCTACCTGAATCTATAACATAACCAACATACCTGGCAACGTGACCTACAGTTGAAGGTACTGTTTGAGTAATTGTACCATTTGAAGAAGTAGCTAAATATACCGGGTTACCATTTGTAAAACCAGCTAAACTTTGGCTAACTGTAATAACACCATGTAATAATATTTCGTTTTGGTTAGTGTTTATTGTTGCAATACCTAATATACCTGTACTTGTTGTTGTACCACTTGCTACTGCATCAGCCCACTGACCACTACCTGATAAATAAACTACTCTACCTGGTGTCATTGTTGGACCTGTTGTTGACCAAGTATCAGCTACAACTGAACCAACTCTAAATTCACCACTGTTATTAGCCCCTGTTGGTACATCAGTCATTCTAATACTATCAGCCCTAAACTTACCAGCAGCTGATATTGAAGCTGAAGCTTCATCGATTATAAGTTTAGTATTAGTACCAGCATCACCAGCATCACCAATTATAACTTTTTGATTACCATTAGTGGTTATATCACCTGAAATTTTAAATACTTCTTCACCCTCAGGGTCTGTAAATACAAAACCAGCATAAGTATCACTACCTGTAGGTCTAAAATAATGAGTAACATTGTTTAAACCAACACCTGTACTTGAGAATAATGTTTTACCTTTATTTATTAAAACTGAACTGCTATATTGTAAATTAGGTTCACCTGTAATTTGACCTGATAAACCTGTAGCAGTTAATATATTATTATCAGTATTATTATTGATTGTTATGCTGCTACCACCTCCACTACCTACTGATGATGTTTGTTCATAAGATAATTTACCAGTACCTGTATCAAAGAACACCATGTAAGGTTTGGTACCAACACCTAAACCTGAAAGGAATACTTCGTTTTGGAATAAAACATCACTTGATGCTGTAATTTTACCTTGTACAGCTAATGAACCTGTTAACCCATATGAACCTGTTAGTTGATAACCATTTTTCCAAACACTACCTGACTTAACTAATAATGCACCATGCGTAGTATTCGTTGAATTATCAATTACATCATGTAACTCACCGATTTCGTAACCATTAGCAATATCTATATGAATTATACCGGTAGTTGCGTTTGAAGTAATAACTTTACCCAATCTAACAGTATGTAAAGGTGCTACAGGTACTGTAGATGTTATTTGACCACTTGAGGAAAGATATAATGCTGTACCTGCTGTAAATGCTGAGGTATTAACACCTCTAATTATACCATTTGATATAACATAACCGTTGTTGTTATTATTTATATCAGCTGCTACTAAACCTAATGTATCTGCTGATGTTGGGTCTAATTCATAACTTGAAGTATAGATAAGTGGTCTGTTACCTGAAGAACCACTCATATAAACTACTCTACCCTTTAATATAGTGCTTGGGGTTTCATTTCTAACCCTAACAACTGTCTGATGACCTACTTCAATTTGAATATCATTAACATCAGTATCAATAGCTAATGTTTTAGTGTCATCTATCCAATTTATTCTACCTTCAGCAAATGCTGGTGTAGCTGTTTTGTTAAAATCAATATATGAAGTGATAATGTTACTACTTGCACTTACAACTGATGCTGTAATATTAGTAGTAGTTATAGCACCATTAGCAGTTAATCTACCAGTGAATGTACCTGTACCTGTAGCTGTTATATTAGCACCTGCTGCAACGTTACCTGTTGATGTTATTAAATCACCTGCTATTTCACCTTGGTTTGTTAATAAATTACTACTTGCGTTATAAGTTAATCTATTGTTTCTATAAATGGGTGAATTACCACTTGCTGAAACTATTGCTAATTGGAAAGCTTCATTAGCAGTAGTTAAAGTAGTGCTTGAAGTTAAGGCTAATGATGCTGTTGAAGCATTTATTACAAATGAAGCTGTTGAGGCAAATGAAGCACTAACAGCGTTTAAAACATATGAAGCTGTAACAGCATATGAAGCACTTATTGCTGAACTTGCTGAACCTGATAAACTACCTGTTATAACTACTTGCGTAGTTGAAATCTGCATTGGGAACTCATTCCCAAAACCATCTGATACTTGTTTTAGAGTACCACCAACAACACCATTATCACCTACTTTAATAAGTGCATCATATGTTGTGTTAACATTTAAGCCTGTTAATGAAGTAGCCATTATGGATTAGTTTTTGGTAAGTTGTCACAATCTATTTGTCTCATTCTCGGTAAAAATATACCTGCTGTATATTGTACTGCCCTATCAGGTGGAAGTTGTCTACCTGTCCAATTATTGTAGGTTGGGAAGTAATCATTTGCGTTATCAATAAGGAATGATTTAGTACGTTCTGCATAAAATTCAGCAGTTTGTAAAACAGTTCCTCTTAAATACTTTATTTCATCCAATGTTGTTGGATTAGACTCTTCACTGGTAGGATTAAGTACAGCTTTATTTTTAACCTTATAATTGAGAGAAGGTAAAGCAAGGTAAATACCATAATTAGCTAAACAAGGTGAAATATAATCATCAATCAACTCACGTTCTTTAGCAGTGGTTGTACTACCTGAAACAGCTGTTTTAAGATGTTCATAAAAATTAGTACCAAGTAATTGTTGTATATAGATGTTTTGTGCATCTAATATAAAAGGCATTATATCATTGGGTTGAGTATTGTCGTGGACAGCTGTTATAGCCTTCAATCTCGCTTCTGAAATAAAAAGTACGTTAGCCATTGATTTGCTGAGTTTGAGTTTGGTTAAAATCTAATTTTGAAGGTATAACTACAATTGGTGTATCAATACCAAATGCCCTCATTACAACATCCATACTTCTGTTTATTGATTTTTGAATTGGTTGTATAACAGTAGATAAGAAGTGAGTATAAGCTACTTGAATTTCTTCACTGTTTGAACCTAAACCACCACCATCTCTAATACCAATCAATAAAGGACTTGTAATACGATGGGCTGTTAAAATACGTGAGGTAATGCGTTCTTCTAAAATAACATAATACTCATCGTTTGCTGATGGGACTGTTGAAATTACCGGTGCTTTTTCCGCACCATCTACAAATGATAGGAACACTCTACCTGCATTATCTACACCTGTATATGATTCAACAATACCTTGGTATAATTTACGTTTTTCTTCAGCTGATGGTTCTCCATTTGTTAAAGTAATAAATAATGATGGAGACATACCATTGCTTATATTCGCGTTATGGAATTTAGCTATTCTACCATCTAATTCTATATCATTTAAAGCACCACAGTATTCAGGTAATGGATATACATCACTTGCTGGTGAATAATCAAAATGATAAAATATCTGAGATGCATTGTCACCTTTAGTATCTAAAGGATTGTATGCTGAATATCTCTTAGGTGGATACTTACGAGTGTTTGCCCAATGAGAAGAATAAAAATATTCTGTTATTTTATCTTCTTCATTTAATTTACCTGAACGAACATTGCTGAATGGTAAGTGATAAATTTCAACTACCTTATCTCCTCCTCTATTCCAAATTGTATTTAAGCTGAAACCACCAAATATTAGGTAATCTAAGGCTACTTTTTCATAAATGTCATTTAATGTTTCACCTAATGAATTGATTACTGTAGTTCCTATTTCCGCAATACCTTCGCCTATAACCGCATCAAGTTTACTTCTAATGGCAGTATTGTGTATAGCAGAGGTCTGTGTTAATTCAACGAGTTTTACGGGGAATAAGTTATTTTCACCATACGCAACCCAATCTTTACCTCGTACTTCTTTGAATGTAGGTAAATTTATTGCCTCTAAGGCAATTACCTTCATTATTTCTTTTATATCGTTCATCTAAAATATATTATTTGTTCATTATTTTCATTGCTGCCCTGGTATTCAATTGAATTACCACCTGCTTCTCTATTAAATTGGTTTACTACTTTAGCTAACACTTTATTTATGTTAGTCCAAGTACTACCAGCTATATTAACATCAATTTCACACCAGTAATATCCCTCAATATCTTCAGTTTGCAAATCTAAATTATCATAAGTCCAAATATATGAGTGCCAATTAGTGTAATTTTGGAAAGCTGCTAAATTAAAATAAGCATTAGTGGTATAAATGTTAGCACCATTTAATATAGCCTTATTACTATAACGACTGTATAAACACATTCTAACAGGTCGAGTAAGGACTAAAGCATTCCTTGTACCTAAGAAATAAATGAAGCCACTTGTTGCAGATAAATCAATGGTCATGTTACTAAATATAAATACCATTAAAGATGTGACAAAGACACAAAAAGGGACATCTACTGATGTCCCCTTTCGTGAATTTTGTTATCAAGTTTACTCAGTTACACTAACGGTATACATTGGGTCAGGGTGGATACCTGTAAATTCTACAGTTACACCATTTCTGTCTCCAAATGCTGTACCAGTACCACCAGTAGTGGTTGAAACTACAGCACCGTTGTTGTTTCCAACTAACCACAATCTATCGTTGTTATCTTTTACAATAACAGCCAATTTGCTTGCTTCACCCATTTTCTGAACTTCGGTTTGTGAACCTGAAGTCATTTTATTAAATGTTAAAGAAGCAACTTGAGTGTAGAATGCAGTTCCGTTTTCTTCACTGAAAGTACCTGTTTCAGTTATGAAACCTGTTTGTCTCGGAGTTTCAAATAATTTGAAAGTTGTTGAGATATCAGTTACTGAAACACCATCTACTGACAATGCTGAAATGTTACCATTAGCTGCAGTGTATGAAATACTTGCAGAGTAAGGTAAAACATAAGCATACTTGATACCACCTACGTTATCGCGGCAATCTAAAGCTAAGCCCGCTAATGTTACACATGTTGGCATGATAATATATTTTTAGGTGGTTAATAAAAATTAAAGTGAGAAGTTAGTTACAGAAGGGTTAGCAATAACACCTAAACCAGCTTGTTTAGCTGCAGTACCAATTGCCCACTTCATTGTAGCCCTCATTTGGTCATTATCCTCAGAGTACCATAACTTGAACTGTTCGAAATCACCAGTTAAGTCAGTACCTAAAACGATGTTTGAAGCACGAGTTAATATACGAGTGTTCTTACCATCAGTTTGGTCTTTGATACCTGCAGAAGCAACAACTCTGATGTTAGTACCAGGGATGTATAAGTTAGTCAAATCAGGTGCAATGTGGTAGTAGTTACCTTGAGTAACACCTAAGGCTAATTTCTTATAATCACCAACTGAAGTAATTAAAATCAAGTCATCTGCAATTGAAACCTCAGCATCTAACAATTCATACATTGTTTGTGCTTGTGCAATTGAAGTAGCTGCAGTCCATGAACCACTGATTTGGTCCTTGTAAGTATCACCATCAGCAGCATAAGAAGCTGAGAATGCATATTGGATACCTTTGCTGTTACCCTTACCATTGATAAGGAATTTCTCATTCCAATTCTGAAGCTTCTCAACCATTTGACCAGCAAATACTGCTTCGTAAGGTAATGATTCAGAACCACCAAATTGACCAGCAGCTAATCTACCAGCCATGAAAGTGTCTCTCAATACCTGTGGGCAGTACTCATGCTGAATCTTCGCATGGTAGATGTCCATTTCAACTTGAGAAATAGAGGCAGTGTTGTTTGCACTCCATCCGCAAGCCATACCATCACCAATGTTGAATGTTTCATCAACTAATGGGATGTCTACTTTGTTACCTTTTAAACCTGCACGAACATCTACGTAAGTTGCGAGGTTAGTGCCTAATACCGCTTTTGAGATTAACTCAAATGATGTTTCATCAACATACTGTACTAAGCCATCAAATCCGCCATTATAAGCCATAGTTTTTAAATTTTAAAGTTATTTTTTAGTTTGAGTTCTAAATTCTACAAGTTTTTCATAACGTGCTGTTGCTAAATCACCTTCAGTTCTTTGAACTTCATTTAAGTTGTTAGTGATTTTTTTACCAGCTGGTTCGTTACGAAATGCTGAAAATTCATGATTTAGAGTTTGTAATTTTGTTTCAAACTCCTTAAATTTATTGTCTAAAATATTGACAATTTGGTTAACGAAATCCTCAGACAATTCAGTAGATGCTTTTGCTTCTACTTCTTCTGATTCTTCAGTTGTTTCTTCGAGGTTTGTAATAACCCCTTGTGCATCAACAGTGACAAGTAAACCGTCAGTTGTTTCGTGAATACCTTCAGGTGCAGCAATATCGCCTTCTGCAGTTACGACTACTAATTGCTTTCCTACTTCAAATTCACCTTCAACTTTAACGATTGTACCATCAACTAATGTTGCTTCTGCTAATTGGATTTCAGTCTCTACTGTTTCGACAACTTGTTCTACTCCAAGCATGACTTTAATCTTCTTTATTGCTTCGTTTGCAGTCATTGTTAATTATTTAAATAGTTAATATATATGTTAAATATCTTTTTGTTGCGAATCGGTCCCTTTCTTTAACAGTTTTCTTAAATTGATTGTTAAAGCAGTTGCCAATACTAATAATGTTAAACCAACTTCAAGGTTAGCTAAAGCAGTGGTTATTGCACCAGCTGAAAAAGCATTAACGAGTAATGTATCTTTATCCATCATTGTACTTGTTTAAGAATGTCTATAATTGCGTTTAATGTTTGTTGTTGTAATTTTTCGCTGGCAAGTTTTTCAATAAAACCACCTGCTAAACTAAAACCTTTTAACTTGCCTGATTTGATATCAGCCCAAGTTTCATCATTATTTATTCTATAGCTTACATACCAAGTACCAGCTGGTAAAGCAAAGCCATGTTTATAAGCTTTATCGTGGAAACTACTTTCACTAATCCATGATTCTAATAAGGTATTATTTGTTGTAATATCCCAATCATGGTTTACATCAGTATTGTTATGTTTGTTTAATCTAAAAAACTTCTCAGCCATCTTTCTAATTGTTTCCTTACTAAAGAAAACATAATAAGGAGAACCATCTTCATTTCTTCTGAGAATCATTTTATTTGGAATGATGAGGGGACCTGTTACAATTCTTTGTTCCTCATCTAAACTAAATTGATATTGTTGTTTTTGAAATTCAAATTCATGAACAACACTATTGAAACAGACATAGAATTGATTTAAGTATTCTAATCTCTCTCCTATTTTCTTACCTTCTAAAAAGTCATGAGAGTATTTAAATTTAGGTATCAAATATTCTGTATAAGAAGTACCAGCTAAGAAAACAAATTTATCTTTGTTAACATTGAATTGTTCTTCTAATTGAGAATATACTTTATCTGCCCATTTTTTTCTATCATCACTTGGCATATCCTTAAGTGTAACATCATATGGTTCTATAACCGCAGATAATGGTGTTAAATAATGTTTAGCTGAAAGGATGAATATTTGGTCGTCTGATACTTGTTTACGTGCGTATTCAAGGGATTTTTTAAATAATGGAGAACAGTATAATTCACTTGCTGCTGCTTTGCTTTCTAATTTATCTGAACTACATGAGATTAAATAAATTGTTTTGAAAGCTGCTAATTCTGCATCAATTTGCTTTAATTTACGTATTGCCCATTCAATACCTTCATCACCTCCCCAAGCATCCCACATCAATTTACCACAACCTTCACCATATGGGGTGTCTTTGTTTTGTTGTTGGCGTTTAAATGAAGCCATACGTGCAATTGTATCTCTACTTAGTTTCTCACCACTACATAATTGGTTGGCCCTTACTTTACCTACTTGAGTACCACAGTCACCCCAACCATTTTCATCAGCATATTTGATAGCCCTACATGCATTATCACGGGCAGCTTGTGGATAATCATCATAAGTTTCAAATTCTTCTACAGAGAATGCATGAAAATTTTCACCAATTGCTGGTTCATCCACTAAACTTACAACAGCTACACCGAATTCTTCCAATTCTTCATCGGTATAATTGTCGAGTTCAATATCTAATTCGACAATTCTGTCTACTTTTGATTCCATTTTATTATAATTTAACTAAATTTTCGATTTGACTGTTGGCTTGTTGGGCACTATTTACATCAGATACTAATACATACGCACGAATTGGCCCTCCTTGTATTGAACTTGGTGTTTCACCTGTAGTTTGACCAGGTAACATTGTTGTACCCGGGTTATTAACACCACTTGGAGGTAATGGAGTTGGGACATCAGGTGTACTTGCTGAATCAGGTGAGAATTTGGTTCTACTAATTGTAGCTATTTGGGCAGCACCAGCTGCAGCAACAGCAATTGCCTGTGCAATTCTTAAAGGTGTTGGTACTGTTTTATCAGCTAAGGCTGCTGTAACAGCTTCAGCTGTATTGATAACTGCATTAGCTATACCTAAAGCTTTATTTAAATCAAAAGACTGTTTGGCCCTTATGTCTTTATTTTTAGTAAATATCTCATTTAGGTTGGTTGCAAAATCAATAGCTGCTTTAACATCACGTTTTAATAAATCAGCTGCCTTACCTGGTTCTTCTAAAGTTTGGTCAAATGCTTTTTTATAAGATACAGCCCAAGTATCAGCTGATTTTGAAACACTATCAGTTATTGAGGTATTTGCAGTTTCAATTAGCTGTTTAGTGTCTTCAATATTTTGTCTAACACCATCAAAATAATCAAGTATCTCACCAAACTCATCTCTCCATTTACTTCCAAATGGTTGGATTGGTGGAAGTTCTGAAAGGTTTTTTAATTTTAAAGATATGGTATCTACATCTTTTTGTTCTTCCTCTCTATCTGCTTTAGCGTTTTTAGCGTTGTTTCTTTGTATTTGGGCTTCAATTTGAAGGAATTCAATTTCTCTTAAAGTTTCTCCAATTTGGGCTGAGATTAACTGAAATTTTTCCTGTTCGCTAACTACTTCTTCAGCTGATAATCCTAATCTTTCACCAAATATACCAACACGTTCTTTATCAGTTCTAAGACCACCAATCAAAAGCTTATTCTGCATTTCTTCTAATGCAGTAATATCTTCTTTTCTTAGTGCTATTTTTTCATTGATAAAACCAATTTCCTCAGTTAATGATAATTCACCCTTTTGAGATTCTAATAATCTTCTTCTTTGGTCAATTGCTTTATCTGCTGCAGTATTATACTTGTTAAAATTATCTAACTGTGTTTTTAAATCAACATTGAGTCTTTCAGTTGCTTTTTCAGCATCCTCAGTATCGTTTTTAAACAATACTAAAGCACCTGCTGCTGCGATGATTGCAGTGGCTAATAAAACATAAGGATTTTGTTTGGCTACAAAGTTAAACGCCTCAGAAGCTACTTTAGCTAATTGAGTATTTTTTCTTAACAATGAATAACCTTCAGATAAATCAATAGCACCTCGAGATAACGCTATGATACTTAAAGTATTTTCTTCTAATGATTTAAAGAACTCATTATCTTCTAAACCTAATAAACCAGCAGCACCAGCTAAGGCTTCTAAACCACCAGCTAACACTTTAGTGGCACCTTCAGCAGCTTGAAGTCTTCGTTCTAAATTATCAAAATCCTCAGTAGCACTTTCTAATTCAGAAGTAGTTTGTTTAACCTGTTTAGTTGCAGTATTAACTTGAGATAAAACATTATCTAATGTTTCTAAATCTGTAATGTATGCTTCTAAACCTTCAATTTTGAAAAAAATCTCAATATCTTTTCTTTCAACTGCCATATTAGTAAATATATTTAGTTAATTAGTCGTCCCAAGTATCTGTAGTTACTTCCCAAACAACACCCCATGTACCCCAAACGTTTGCTGGTGTTACTGGTACTGGTGGTATGAATCCATCACCTGGTACATCAAAATCAAGTATTTTAATTAGGTCAACTTTAACAGATTCTCTTTGACCAAGTGGTACATCATAAATTTTGCTTACATAATAATAAGCATTTTTTACAAATATGACATCATCAAATGAAAATTCAACTAAATCAGTACTATCAAGTATAAAATAAGCAGTTATTTTTCTACCCCACTTACTATATAATGATGTTATGTAATCTGACCAATATAAATCATAAACTGTTTTACCATAAGTAGTTGTATCATCAGGGTAGTTAGCGTCGTCATAAAAATAACCTGATTCTCTCTGCCAGTTAAGGTCAATTGTACCTAATCCAATTTCATCTGTTGAATAAGGAGATACTTTAGGATATTTGTTAACTATTTCTTTTGCAACACCACCTTCATCAATCATATACCAACTTGGAGTAACATCACCATTTATATTACCTGGGTCAACTAATCCATTATAAAATAATAACCTTGTATTTGGTACAACTGGTTTATATAAAATTATACCTGGTTGTGTTTCAACTGTGTAAACTTGAGGTATAATAAATGTTTCAGCATTTATATTACCAAATGTCCAATCCCTCAATTGTGTAACAATTGTGGGTGAAAAATTGGTTGTAACATCTCTTTCACCTGTTAATAATTCATTTTGTGAATCATCTTTACGAGTACCAAATATCTCACCATAAGCATTTTCATTGTACTTATTCCAATAATCACCATCTGCTTTATCTTTATAATTGATGATTTTGGTTTGAGTATTGAATACAGGTTCAACAACAATATCTTTTGATACATCTAATTTACCAGTCCAATCAAAAATATCACCTGTACCAATGTATTGTTGCCATGGTTCAATAATAAACTTATTAGGATTGTATTTGTCCCTGGCAAACACTAATCTAAATTTAGTAGCTATGTCCTTTATAAAATCAATTTGTTTATAATCGTTTTTAATTAAAGGTGCAACAGCTAACGCACCAGGTGCAGCAGTGCATTTAAAGTAGGATAAATCGGGGTAAACACTAAAATACCTTACATCTTCATTACCTACTGAAGGGTAATAAAGTTCAATAAATACTTCATCACCAGCTAATAATGTGGCGTTTTGAATCTTTGTATATCTACCAGCTATGTACCTTGAAGCATAACTACTTTTTTCATAAACTTTATCACCATTAGCGTCAACTGTATCTTCATACCAAGTAGTTGCGTTTAAGTTTGAATAAACACCACCTGACTTTTTTCTTATTCTAAAAGTGAATTCACAATCAAATGAGTTAGCTAACCAACTTGCAAGTGTAACACCACTATCAAAAGTAATTTGGTGATAAATTGAAAATATAAAGGTATAAGAACCATTTGAAGGTGCTGTATAAATACCTGATATACCTTCAGGGGCACTACCACTATAATTGTTACCTAAATCAGTTACTTCTCTAAATTTGAATGAAGATGAGTTAAGTGCTGCTGCTGCAGGTGCTTGGTAAATATATTGTAAACTATCATTCCTTGCTTCAAATGTATTAACACTTGAAGAATTAAATGTTATACTTGTATCATTACCCCAAGCACTAATGTATGCTTGTTTAAATAAATTAGATTCTAAAAACTCAGATTCATAAGTAAAATTAGATGCACTAAAAATTTGGTCCCAAACATATTTGGCCCTAACCATTGGTTTGAATCTGTTTACACTAATACCGTAACTCGAATTCAAAAATGATTTAGCACCCCCTAATGTAGGTGAACCTTGTTCTATTGTATATGAACTGCCTGAATATGTGTTACCAAAATCAACTAATGGGAATAATATATTACCTGATACTAAACCACCTGATATAGATGTTTGAGGGTAAGCATCCCAACTGGCTGTTATATTATTATATGATAAAACTGTGTTTAATCCGCTTAAATCTAACTGATTAACTAATTTATCACCTATTTCTGAAGCTAATGTCCTTGTTTCACCTAAAAACAATAATTCATAATCAGCAGCCTCAGTACCATTAGTTAAATAGATTTTTTGTAATCGTATTTGTCCCCTTCTTATTTCAGCACCATTGTCTAAAATTGTAGCGTCGATTCTAACAGTAACATCAAAATCATAACCATTTACTTCAAATGCTGATTTAAAAAATTCTCTATTCTTAGTTGTAGCTGGTACTCTAAAATTCTTACTGAATACAGTTGTGACCCTGGTATCAGTAATATCTTCAATACTGTAAGTTAATTTGGGAGGGTCATTTTCATATAAATCTAAGAAAATACCATTTACGACTAACTGAATCATCCGTTTTGTAATTGAATTGGGTTAGCTAATCTAAAACTATAAGTAAGTTGAAATAACTTGTCTTTTCTAAATGTTCGGCTGGTCCACTGATTTGTAGTTGGTATTACAGATACCCACGTACTCTGCCCGGGGAATTTAACTCTAACATCAGGTGATAAAATTAAATTCTTTAAATAACCCATTTCAGCATCAGTTAAATACCTTGTGTTGATTGTGTATTCATCACTCAACATTTGGTTTAACACTTTCTCTCCTCTATCATAAGAGTTAATAGATATTGTTGCACCACCCCAATCAGCATCTAATTTCTTAAATGTATTCCTTGTTACATTATTTACATTATCATCTCTTTTTGTGAAATGAAAATAATCTCTAAAACCAAATGAGTTAATCCAACTTACTTGGTATGTATCAAATTCTCTACCTTCACAATCAGTTATGTTAATTCTATAAATGTCACTCAATTCACTGTAGTTAGCAAAATTTTCACTGGCCCAAGCTGCAGGGACAACATAAACATGAGTAGCTGTAGCTAAGTAAGAAGCAAGTGGTTGACTTGAATTACCAACTTGAATAGATAATACTTTATATTCAGGTGCTACTGAACCTGATTGACCTGATATTGCTGTATTAGGGCCACCACCATTACCTACAGTATTTGGAAGTTGGCTATTATATAATTCTGTACTACCTGAATAAACAGCAATTAAAAATGTTGATATACCATTATAATATTCAGGTGCACCTTGTGCAAAATTAACCCAATCATTTAAAAACGAAATTGTATAATCATTACCTCGTTTCATCTCCATTATCCAAACTCTATCAGCAGATGATACAAAACTTGGTTTACCATCTGTAATTTGAGTACCTAATACTGATTCAATGTGTCTATCAGTTAAGGCTATTTGTTTTGTATAAACGTTTAAGGTATCAATACCAAGGGCTGAACCTGAAATCAATTGAGGTAGATAATCACTACTATCCCATTCTACCTCAGTAACTGCTTTTCTACCAGGTAATACATAACGTGTTGATGATGATGCTTGTAATGTTACAATATCATTTGAAACATAACCTACTTTTGCTTGATAACCATATACTTCATTTGAATGAGTTGTTATACGAGTTATGGTTTCAATATTATCTGAATAACCTAATTGAGATTTAAGCAGATTCTGTATATCAAAATGGGCATAACCAGCTAAATTACAAAATTGTCTTACATCAAAAGTAGCTGTAGTTGAACCTGAATCATAGATTTGGCAAACAAATAATGGTGAAGCAGAATTATCATCATAACAGCTTATAATATTTTTACCATAAGCTAATTCATACTCTTTTAAAGTATTAGTTATGATTACATCAGGTATTGGAGTAGGCATTATAAATCTTTAGTTAATATGTTCAACAATTGTTCTTCAAAATCAAGTGGGTAAAATTTCCTTGCACTAATACCATAAGCACCACCATCACCAAATTTACTACCTTCACGAACACCAAATGCTGCTGCTACTTCAGGTGGTAATCCAAGTACATTACTATTTTTTTTACCTTTAACTCCAAATGATAAATAATAACCATAATCGGCCATATCAATTTTGATGTTGTTATCAATAACAGCTACCCTAATTGACCTTCTTAAATTACCTGTTCTGTCTTTGAAGTTACCACTTTTTAATTGAGATTCTAATTTACTTGCTAATGCTTGTAATTGGTTACCTAAATCATTATCTAACTCATTGATTGAGTTATTAACATCATTTTGTAAGGCCTTTATAGACCCTTTATCTTCAAATCCACTCATGATATTCTCGGTTCACAATAATCAAGTGCCTTAGCGTATGATATGGTTATGTTGGCTGTTGCACCAACTACACTACTTTGAAAACGTTCTTTAAAAACAGTTATATTGAATGGTAACTGAATATCCATAAGATAATTACCATTGCTGTTTGTAAATGATGATACAATGTCTTGAATGAATGTAACGCAGCTGTCTTGACCAAATATCTCATCATCCTCACCTTCTTCAACTTGAGTCATCATTATCAAATTGAAATTAAAATCAATATACTTTCTATTTTGACTTATGTTAACAGGGTTGATAAACATATAAGGGTATTTAGGTGGCTGTTCGTTGTCAGGCACTTCAATATCACTTAAATTACCATAACCAAACTGTTCGATAAAGTAATGGTTATTGGCTAATGTTTCTAATCTATCGAGTATATCTTTATATATCATTTCATTTGGGCTTTAGCTAAACGTATTTCTTCAGCTTGTCTTTCAATTTGAGTTTTATTCCAAGCTAAATAATTTAATGCTTCAAGTAATGGTCTATTTAAAGCAGGTTCAATGTTTAAAAATTTACCATCAGCTAATATCATGGTTGTATCATACCATACATGGGCTACATCAGTTGGAGTACCTTCGTAATTTTGTGCTTCCTCAATTATATCATTCTGTATATTGAATAAGTTTTTATAGCTGTTATATAACGTTATTCGCCACTTAAAATACGATTGTAACGCACCGTAGGTGTCTCCAATATACCATTCATTAGTAACCTGTGTTTGGTACAAAATACTTAAAATTTCTTTTATATGTTTAGTGTAGTCTCTACCAATAAACACCTCCAAATCAATAAACTGACCTAATGTTAATTCACTAAAACTAATTAGTGTAGCACCTTTTACATTTTTATTTATTGGTTTGTAACTTGGATATAATGTACCAACAATAAAGCATAAAGCTAAATGTTTGGTATCGGGTAACATTCTATCAACAACACTTGGAGGTAATCCATAAGCTATTGAAATTACCTTATTATCATTGGCACTCCATTTGACCAACTCAGACCATTTGCCAATTGAGTAATCTTCAGGTACATTGTACTCAGTACTGTTTACAATTAGTGTTGGCATGATGGATTAAATATAAATGGTTCAGAAAACGTTTAATTTTTGAGGTAAGCCTAATGTCTCAATATAAATGTTTTCTAAACGTTTTCTCCAAGTTTCATCTTCGATTCTGTGCCATATTGCAAATTCATATTCAGCAGGGTTAAGATTGTTTCTTCTTAAATAACTATTCCCCGGGTTTTTACCATTATGAAAGTGGTCAATTTTTCTTTGGTATAATGATTTTGCTTGACCTACATAAACAGTTTTACAATCAGACTTTCTTATAATAGCGTATATACCTGCACCCAAACTATGATAAGCACTGTTAGGATTAGCTATATTTTTTTTAACCATTTCAGTATCACATGCCCTACAATATCCTTGTAGACCATCTTTACTTCTTTTATTCTTATTAAAATCACTTACTGATTTTACTTCACCGCACTTGCTACATTTTTTCATTTTGATATTATTTTTTGTTCTATTATAAATACCGCCTTTTTTTGTAAGGTGTCAATAAATGTAAGAATAAGTTCCCAAAGTGCGAAGCTTCTTTCTACAAAGGTTAGCTATGGCTAAACTTATTACAGTATCATCATGGTGGCCAGTAGGTGAACCATACTTGATGGTTCTGCTACTTGGACTATATTCATAAGTAAACACTGACAGTTCATTATGTAACGCTGGGAATAATTCTTTGTTTGGTATTTTGATATTGCCTTCATTTAAATCTAATATTAGTCCCTCAATTGCTTCGGTTTTGCTGCGGTTTGAAGTTACAAATGGTTCTATTTGTTTTACTTTACCTTTCAGTTGTTCAAATATTACATCACCCACATTATTTACTTCAATGTAAGTTTTAGCGTTATATTTGTTGATTAACGCACTTA